CTATCCGTAGTCGTCGGGACAGATCACGCTGACGCATCGGTACATGGTGAAGCAGCCGGATATCGTCGCGCCGGAAACGTCGACGCTGATTCCGTGGTTTCCGGACCAGCAGTACCTCATCAAGCGCACGGCAGCCGAGCTGATGAGCGAGACCGACGACACGCGCCAGGAGTCATTCCTCGCGCAGTGCAATGCGATGCTTGCGACGCACATCATCATGGAAGGCGACGAGCAGGCGGTGGTCAAGTCCGTCCGGCTCGATCCGCGGCGCTTCCACACGAATCGCACGCTCAAGCCGACGAAGATCACGGATTAGGACTGGACGATGGCGATCCGTAATGGCAAGCCGGTGCGCTTTACGCCGAAGGGGCTGTGCGACGCGTTCGATGCGACGGACGCTTTCCCCGGCGCGTGCCAGCTGCTGTCCAATCTCGTTTTCGATCAGGGAAACCCGGAGATTGTCGTGGCGCGCCCGGGCGTGGGTGCGGCCGCGACGAACTTCAGCGGCTTCAGCGCGCCGACGTTCGTCTCGGTGTACATCGTGATCGGCAACGTCGCATACGGCATGGTGTCGAGCGCGCGGAACCCCGGCCAGGACGAGCCGTTTGCGTACAACCTGTCGACGAACTCGTTCGTGACGATCACCGGCGTCACGTCAGGCAATACGCCGGCCTCGCCTGCGACGAGCGGCCCGTGGACACCACCCACCATGGCGGTGGTCAGCACAAAGGTACTCGTTACGCACCCGGGTTTCAGCGGCGCCGGATCGAACTTCTTTGGCGTGATCGACATCTCCAATCCGAACGCGCCGGCGTGGTCTTCGGCGAACCTCGCCACGAATGGGTTGACCGGCGTGCCGACGTCCGTCGCGAACTTCAACAACCGCGCATATTTCTCTGTTGGTAACACGCTCGAGTTCAGCGACCCGTTGGCGCCGACCACGCGCACGAACGCCTCGCAGGCAGTGACGATCGGCGATACGACGCCAGTGACGGCACAGTCAGGCCTGCCGATCCAGACGACGTCTGGCGGGGTGGTTGGCGCACTGGTGGTGTTCAAGCAGTCGCAAATCTGGCAGGTGACGGGTGACCCCGCCACGAACAACCTCGCGCTGAACTACATCTCGCTGACCACCGGGTGTGTGGCGCCGCGCAGCGTCGTGCAGGGGCCATTCGGCATCTTCTTCGCAGGCCCGGATGCGCCGTACATCCTGAACTTCCTCGGCACGCTGGTCCCGCTATCGAGCCGGCCGGGCACGGATTTTCCGCCTGACCTGCAGGTGCCGTTTCAGAACACCACGCAACCATCGCGGATCAGCGCCGCCTTTGCCGGCAACATTTATCGCGTGTGCGTGCCGACGCTGATTCAGGGACAGCAGCAGACGAACGACTACTGGTACGACATCCGGCGCAAACGCTGGACGGGCCCGCACTCGTTCCCGTATGACTGCGCCGGTCAGTTCGGCAGCGCGTTCGTGCTGTCGAGCGCATCGCACGGCGCGGCGCTCTTTGTCAGTAAGACGATCCCAACATCCGACAGCCTGTATCAGGACGCCGGCGCCGCGTTCATGTCGCACCTGCGTTCCGCAAGTTTCCCGAAGACCGGCCACATGCAGCAGATCCAGGTGGTCGAGTCAACGATCGAGCTTGCCTCGACAGGCACCGCGGCAAATTTCAACCTGAGCGCGCTCGACGATCAGGGCGGCACGCTGGGATCCGCGTTTGTGCAGACCCCGAGGGCAGGGACCGTGTGGGGCTCGTTCCTGTGGGGGCAGGCCAACTGGTCGACCAACACCAGCATTCCGCGCGTCTATTCCATCCCGTGGGCGGCTGCGCTCGTTTTCCAGAAGATGTCGCTCGACGTGCTGGTAACAGCGGTCAACGAGATCCAGATCGGCACCTTCTTCGCCCGCTATCAGGACGCGGGCTACACGAACCAGGGGTAAATCATGTCCATCGTCGGATCGCTACCTGACAACCTTCAGAACGGCACCACCGCAGACGCATCGCAGGTGATGGCGGACCTGAATTTCATCGCGAATCAGGTCAACGCCAACGCCATGCCTGTCGAGCCCGACGGGTTCACCTCGACGGGGACGATCACCGTGGTATCCACGCCGACGACCCCTGCGATGCTGAAGGTGGACGGATCAGGCGACGGCACAAACGGCGCGCAGGTGGTGCTTCTCGGCAACGGCGCTACGACGCCGTCGAAGACGCTGCGCGTGATCGGCGGCATCTTCAACATCGTCAACGACGCCTTCACCCAGCAGTTGATGACGCTCGACGACTCGGGAAACCTGTGGGCGTTCGGCGACATCACGTCTGCATCGGATGAGCGCATGAAGACCGACTGGCAACCTCTGGCGCCTGATTTCCTGAAACGGCTGGCAGCGCTCAAGCGCGGCACGTTCACCAACACCGAGACCGGGAAGCGGCAGGTAGGTGTTGGTGCGCAATCGCTACAGGCATTCATGCCAGAAGCTGTGCGGGGCGACGAGCGCCTCGCGGTCGCGTATGGCCAGGCTGCGCTTGTTGCATGCGCCGAACTGGCCGAGGAAGTGATGCGGCTGCGCGCGCTGCTGGAGGCGAAATGACTCTATCCGCTGGTGCTGTTGCCATGTCGCAGGTCGCGACTGAGATCGGCCTGACGCTGCCGCTCGACCTGCAGCATCCGTGGGTGCGCGCGCTCGCGCAGGTCACTGGCGCGTCGTGCAACTTCGGCAGCCTGCGAGGCAAGACCGGGCGCTTCGACGGCGCGCTGTTCTGCTCGAGCGGCGGTGGCGGGCAGTCGATCAGTTTTAGCGGCGCGCCGTGGTTCGGCGGCGCGCTGTTAAGCGCCGGCCAGAACGTGACGATTCCACAGACCGGATTGTCTTTTTCGGTCGCGCCGAACTGGAGCGGAAACATCCTGCTTCGGAACAACACAACCGGCGCAAGCATTGTGCTGCCACAGTCAGGCGGCCCGACTTCATGGGCCTCAAGCACCACAGTGCCCTTTCTGTTTCGCGCAGGCCAGACCGACAACTTCACCGTGCTGCCTTCGAACTAGAGCGAACGATTCATCAACCGGGGAAATAAATGGACGATAAGCGCACTTTGTCGAATGCCGACGTAGAGGCCATAACCGAGCAACTCGAGCGATCCCTGCTCCGAAAATTCCAACTCAACGTTGGCAAGGGCGTTCTCGGCGTGGTTTGGCGGGTGTTCATTTATGCCCTGATCGCGGTGGCCGCTTACGGCGCCGGCGGCGGCCTCAAGAAGATTTTCTAGGAGAGAGTCATGAGCATCTGGACAGGGATTGAAAGCGAATTTTCCGCAATCATCGCGGACGCGCGCTCGATCCCGGAAAAACTGGCGGCGCTGGTCGAGCTGCACGGCAAAGCGCAGAGCCTGTCGGCGATCGAGGCGTCGGTCACGACGATTATCGAGGACACCACGAAGGCGACCGCCGACAAGGTGACCGAAATCATGCATGCGGTGGGCAAGCTGTGACTTCGTTCGACATGCAGACGATGGTGGCCGAACTGAGCCGCGACGAGGGTCGTGAGCTGAAGCCGTACGTCGACTCTGTCGGCAAGACGTCGATCGGCGTCGGTCGCAACCTGACGGACGTCGGTATCTCCGACGCCGAGTGCGATGCGCTGCTGGCTAACGACGTGGCGCGCACGACGGCGTGGCTAGATCGCAATCTGCCGTGGTGGCGCGGCCTCGACGCCGTGCGGCAGCGCGTGATCGTCAACATGGCGTTCAACATGCTCGGCGGTCTGCTGGAATTCACGCAGTTTCTCGCCGCGGCCAGGCAAGGTAACTGGCAGGCTGCGCATGACGAGATGCTCGATTCAAAGTGGGCCAAACAGGTCGGCGCTCGCGCGCAACGCCTGGCGACAATGATGCTCACGGGAGATAACGATGGCACTTGATCCCATTACCGCCGGACTCGATCTGGCGCAGACGATAGTCAGCAAAATCTGGCCGGACAAGTCGGTGCAGGAGCAGCAGCAACTTTCCGCAGTACTTGCGATGGTGCAAGGGCAGTTATCGATCAACCAGGCCGAAGCCCAGAGCACAGACCCGCTGCAGCACTGGCGCGGCGGCATGGGCTGGGTTTGCGTCGCGGGTTACGCGTGGAACTTCGTGTTGCAGCCGTTGCTGAATGCTGGCGCTTCGATCTACGGCCATCCGTTGAGCCTGCCTCCTCTCGACATGAGCGAACTTGGTACGCTGACGCTCGGCATGCTTGGCCTGGGTGGGTTGCATGTGGCTGAGCGCGTGAAGGGCAAGGCATGAGGAATTTCGTACAGATCGCCCGCGGACTGGACACAGCGCCACTGTTATTGGCTCTGTCTCGCCAGCCGCGACTGTGGAATCGTCATGGTTACCGGAAGGAGATTCCGGACGGCCCGCACTCGCAGATGGACGATATCTGGCTGAGATACAACGATGAGAAGCCGCACAAGGCATCTGGCGACTGGTCGACGTTTAACGACCAGCACGAGTCGATCTTCTATCCAGAGTGGTTCGCGCTCCCGCAGGCACGACCGATTGTGTACGCCATGATGGCTCGCACCGAAGCAACGCGGCTGGGTGGCATCCTGATCACGCGTATTCCGCCCGGTGGCCGCATTGAACCGCATGTCGACGGCGGGTGGCATGCCGACTACTACAACACGAAGTTGTACGTGGTTCTCCAATCAAATCCGCAATGCGTGAACGTCGTCGAGGACGAGCGGGTTTGCATGGAGCCGGGGTCTGTCTGGTACTTCGATAACTCGAAGATGCACGAGGTGATCAACGACGGTCAGGATGACCGCATAACGCTGATCGTATGTTTGAGGTGCGAGCGATGATGCACGCCCTTCCGGCCGTCATGGGCGCGGTCCCCGCGATGGATATAAAGCACCACTTCGCGGGCGGTGTGTACGCGCGCGAGCAGACGCTTCGCGCCGGCGAGGAGGTGCAGAAGCATGTGCACGAGTACGACCATCTTAGCTATCTCGCGCGCGGCACAGCGATGATCGAGATCGACGGCGTGCTGAGCATTCTCGAGGCTCCGCGCATGCTGGAAGTGAAGGCCGGCAAGGCGCACCGTATTCAGGCGCTTTCTGATCTGACGTGGCTTTGCATCCACGCCGAAAGCGTCGCCGATCCCGAAACACTGAAGGAGGGTTAGGCCATGCCATTCGGAGCAGTCGCGGGCGGTCTTGCTGCGGGCATCGGCGGCGCCGTGGTGTCCAGCGCCTTATCTCCTGGCACAAGCGGTGGCAGTGGTGGCGGGGGTGGTAACTTCTATGTCCCGACCGGACTCGTCACGGCCGATCAATCGTGGCAGCAGTTGCTGGCGCAGGAACTCGGCACGCAGGGCGCGCTCACGCAGCAGAATCCGCTGTATCTGCAGGCCTTGCAGAGTGGTCTCGCGTCACAAAACCAGTACGGGGCCGGCGCGCAGCAGTACGCCAACATGGCGAGTGGCCAGTATGCCAATCTGGGTTCCCAACTGCAGGGCGCTGCCGGCCTAGATTTCGGCGCGCAGCAGGGTCTGCTGAACGCTGGGCAACAGGTCTTCAACATGGGCCTGGACCCGCAAAGCGCGCTATACGATCGCACGCTAAACCAGGTCACGCAGCAGACCGGCGCGACCAACTCCATGTACGGTCTCGGCTCGTCGGCTGCCGGCGCCGGTGTGCAGAACCAGGCGCTGTCGAACTTCAACATCGACTGGCAGAACAACCAGCTGTCGCGCGCGCTGCAGGGGCTGCAGGGCTACGGTCAGGCTGCGGGACAGGCAGGACAGTTGGCAGGACAGGGTGCGACGTTGGGGCAGGCAGGTGCAGGTGCTACGTACGAAGCTGGCCAGTTGCCATACCAGACCGCAATGGGGCTGTCCGCAGCGCCGGGCCAACTTGCTGCGACCTATCAGCAGCAGCTCGAGCAGGGGCCGCTGTCTTCGGCCAGTGCGATCAACAGCCAGATCATCCCCTATCTGAACTACGGCAATGGCGCACAGTCCGTGCCGTTCCAGGCACAGTCGGCTGGCGCAGGAGCGGCAGGAAGTCTTGTGTCGAACGCCATTCAGGGAATTGGAAACAATACCCAGGTGCAAAACGCGTTTTCTAACCTTTTCAATCCCGCCAGCGGATCGTTCAGTGGCGGAGATTTCAGCGGCGCGTTCAATTCGAGTCCCTATTACAGCGGCGGCGGGAACTCGTACGGATTCACGTTGCAGTGAGGTATCGACATGGCTGGACTATCCGGGCTTCCTTACTATCTGCAAGACCAGCAGGCTGCGCAACAGCAGGCGTTGCAGCGTCAGTACGCGGCGATGCAGATGGCTCAATTTCAACAACAGCAGCAGGATCGTCAACGTCAGCAGGCTGCGCTCGCCGCGGCAGGTAACGCTCTTCCGACTCTTTTAGCCGGTCAGCAGCAACAGCAACTTCCACCCCCGCCTCAGGCACCGAATCCGGGCCAGCCGTCTGTACCGATGCGGCAGGTCGGGGCGCCTTTGCCGTCCGGCGCTGTGCCCGGTCAATTGCCGCGTCCGCCGCTTCCTTCGGGCGGCTCGCAGGGTGGAATGACACCAGCAGGACTGCCTCCGTTCAGGCCATTGCCGACTTCGGGTTCTCCGGCTCAGGCTCAGATGTCGCAATTGCCCCCGCCTCCGGCTTCCAGTGGAGCGGGTCAACAGCAGCAATCGGGGCCGCTCACGCTCGACAGCGCGATCAAGGTTTTGCAGGATCAAGGCCTTTCCGGTGCCGACCTGATGGCTGGTCTTCAGCAACTCACGCCGATTCTGGATTCACAGGCGAAGACGCAGGCCGCGCAGTTGCAGCAGCAATTCACGCATCAACTTCAGCTCGCGCAGTTGCAGGAGCGCTACGACTCGCTGCGCCAGCGCGCGGAAGACAACGCGGCAAACCGCGCCGATCGCGAGCAGGCTCACCAGGATTCACTCGGTATCCAGCGCGCGATGCTCGACGTCCGGCGCGAGTCGCTGAACGCTCGTCTGCAGGGCGACCCGAATGCGGCCCTCGATCCTGATGACCTGAAGTTCATGGCGCAGCAGTATCTCGCCGGCGACCGAACCGTACTGCAGAACCTCGGCCGTGGCGCGCAGGGATCGAAGAATCTGGTCGCGCTGCGCAACGAGGTGCGAAAACAGGCGCAGGCACAGGGCATGACCGGGAAGGATCTGGCGGCGTCCGTCGCGGAGTTCGAAGGCGTGAAGTCGGGCGAGCGCGCACTCGGCACGCGAACTGCACAGGCGGGTATGGCTGTCAACGAAGCCGACCAGTTTGCCGACATTGCGCTTGAGGCGTCGAACTCGGTACCGCGCAGCCAGTTCGTGCCCGCCAACAAGGCACTGAACGCGTACCAGACGAACACAGGCGATCCGAAGATCGTCGCGTTCGGCGCGGCCACCAACTCGCTTATCAATGCGTACGCGCGTGCCGTCAGCCCGAGCGGCACCCCCACGGTGTCGGATAAGGAGCACGCGCGCGAAATGCTCAACACCGCGCAGACCCCGGAGCAGTACGCGTCGGTGATCGGCATGATGAAACGCGAGATGGCTGCTGCTCAGCGTTCACCTGGGCAGGTGCGCGCAGAATTTCGTGACGCGGTGACGCGTGGCAAGCCGATGGCGAATCCTGCTCCGCCCGCAGGAGGGTTGCCGGCTGGATGGTCGGTGACGGAGCACTGATGCCGACATTCACGTTCACCTCGCCGGACGGGAAGAACTATGACGTCCAGGGTCCTGAAGGCGCTACAAAGGAGCAGGCTTTCGCGATCTTGCAGCAGCGACTCGGCCCACCTTCGGGCGCTTCGTCGCCAGCGTCGGGCGGCGCTGCGGCGCCTGCTGCAAAGCCTGCACCGGCTCAGCCGCCGCAAAGCGTGGCCGGGTTCGTAGGCGGCAATCTGGCTAAGGGCGTTGCGGATACGGTTGGCCCGATTGCCGAGAAAGCGCAGAGCCTCGTTGATCTTCCCGCGAAGGCTTTCAACAAGGCGCTCGACATCGTCACGGGTGGAAAGAAGACTGCGCCGCAACTCCCGACGACGTCAAAAAGCCTTCCGGTTGGTGACGAAGCGTTGCAGGCGGCGATGAAGAAGGTCGGTGTCATCGGTCCGTCGGCGGAGCCGCGCTCAACCGCACAGAGATATGGCGCCGCAGCTCTTCGGGCTCTGCCAGCCGCCGCACTGCCTGGCGCCGGTGAAACGGTGCTCGGACGCGTGCTACCGCAGGTGGGAGGGGCGATCGGCGGCGAGGCGGGCCAGGACATGTTCGGCACTCCCGGGCGCATCGCTGGCACGTTGCTCGGCGGTGCTGGCGGTGGGTTGGCGACGACGCGACCGAGTCAGATCGCGAGGCCCCCGCAAAGCGAAGCAGCGCGCGCGGCCGAATCGTCAGGTATCCCGCTGACACTGGGGCAGGAAACCGGAAGTTCGTCGCTGCAATTCCTCGAGAACAGGCTACGCGAACTCTTTCCATCGAAGGGTACGGCGAATGCCGATGAGGCGCGGCAGGTGGCCGCCGGCGCGCGACGCGTGAACGAACTCGCCGACCAGCTGAGCGCGGGGGGCACGGCGGATGCCGAGTCCATCGGGAACAGGCTGCGTGGCGCATATACCGAGACGGTGGGAAAGATCGCGGCTGCGCGCGACAAGCAGGCTTCGGCCGACTACGGAAAGGTGCGCGCGCTCGCGGGCGACAAGCCTGTCATCAAGTATCAGAACACGGTCGACGAGCTGAAGAAAATCATCAGCGAGAATGAGAACGTGCCGGCGGGCGATGCGGTGAAGATCGCGAAGCAGGCTCGAAGCCTTCTCGACCAACTTACCGAAACGCCGACTGTGCAAAAGGCGTCGCCGATCCTGTTGCCAACCGGAAAACCGGCCAGCGTTCCCCCGCCGCCCGTGGCGGGAGCGAAGTCTACGACCGTGTCCGACGCGATGAAGACACGCTCGGCATGGGGAAAGGCCGCGCGGCGCACCGGGAACATCTTCACCGACATTGATCCCAACGCAAACCAGGTACTGGCGCGCCGGCTGTTCGGCGCTGTCAACAAGGATTTCGACGCAGCGAGCACCGCCGACACGCCTATCGCGAAAGCTTTAAAAGACGCCAACCAGAACTACGCGAAGGCCTCGAAATCGATCGAGTTCATCGACCAGTCTGCGCTTGGCAAGCTTCTCGGCAAGGATGTGACGGACGCTGCATTCACGGGCGAGACCTTCTCGACGAAGGCGCCCGAAGCGATCGCGAAGCGCTACCTGTCGATGGAGCCTAGCCAGGCGGCGCAGGTGACGGCGATCCTGCGTGAGCATGCGCCGCAGGTCCTGCAGGACGCAAAGTCTTTCGTGCTGCGCAACGGACTCGAGCAGGCACGCAATACCGCTCCCGGCGCGTCCGGTATCTCGTTCTCGAAGTTCCGGCGCGAGATCGATCGCGTTGAGCCGAAGCTCGCAGACATGGGCTTCACGGCGAAAGAGATCAAGGACATCAAAGACGTGACGGACACGATGTCGCGTGCGGGCGATCGCACGGGAGCCAATCCGTCCGGGACGAGCGCCGCGGCGCACATGATCGGGACCGGAGGGCTGCTCTTTACGCACCCAGTCGCTGGCGTGGCGGCAGTCGTGACCCCCTACATCGCATCGAAGGCGTTGCTAACCGAGGGCGGGCGCGAGTTGCTGCGCAAGGCGTATTCGGGTGGCACGCCGGCAGTGCGCAATGCCGCGATGGGATCCCTGCGCGCCGCATATGGCCAGGGAGCAGAGCAACTCCCTAGTACGCCGGGCGGTTGAGTTGATACGTCGCCTCTACCGACTGACGAGCCGCTTTATACCCCTCGTCGTAGTGCGTGCCGTAACCATGGCGTCCGATCAGGCCATGCGCTTCATTGAAGCCGTCCATGTAGCCCTGGTTGTAGCTGTCGCTGTAGCTGGGTTGCTGTACCTGAACGGGCGGAGGGGCCCCGTACTGGTAGGTCTGATACCAGCCCAATCCAGCGAGTCCCCATGCATTGGCGCTACCCGCTATGCATAAAAGAGCGAATGGAATAAGCCGTTTCATTGTGGTCTCCCAGGAAAAACGACCATGAGAATTCTAGCAATCGACGTCGGATCGAACTGCCTCGACTGGCTGATGCGTTGCCAGGACTGGGGGCATCAGGTCCTATGGTACGACAAGCCCCGTCCCGACGGAACGGACCGTCATGCCGGCGAGGGGTTCGTGCCGAAGATCCGCGACTATGACGAGCTGCGTCGCAAGTGGCTCGGCTGGGCGGACCTCATCTATACACCGGATAACGTCTCGTACCTCGAGATGCTTGAGCCCTTCCGGAAGATCGGCTACCCGATCTACGGGTGCAATCTGGCGGCCGTCGAGTGGGAACTGGACCGCGGCGTCGGTCAGAAGGTCATGGAAGAGTGCGGCATGCGCATCATTCCGGGCAAGACTTTTCACGACTACGATTCAGCAATAGCGTACGTGAAAAAAAACGCCAAACCGTTCGTTTCCAAACCATCCGGCGATGGCGAGCGCGCCATGTCGTACGTAGCCAACAATGCGGCCGACATGGTGTACATGCTCGGCCGCTGGAAGAAGATCGACAGATACCGCGCCGCCGCACGCGAAGACGGCTTCATCCTGCAGGAGAAGATCGACGGTATCGAAATGGCCGTTGGCGGCTTCTTCGGCCCCGATGGCTGGTCGAAGGGCTGGGTCGAGAACTGGGAAAACAAGAAGCTGATGAACGGCGATCTCGGCGTGAACACCGGCGAGATGGGCACTACCGTGCGCGTCGTTCGCCAGTCGAAGCTGGCCGACGAGGTGCTGAAGCCCGCGACGGACCACCTGCACCGCATTGGCTATGTCGGCTACGTCGACGTGAACTGCATGATCCCCACGGACGGCAAGGGCCCGTTTCCCCTCGAGTGGACGATGCGCGACGGCTGGCCGATCCGCCACAACCTGACCGCTCTGATCGAAGGCGACCCGGCGCAGTGGATGGTCGACAAGATCAACGGGAAAGACACGATAAAGCTCCGGATGGATGAGGTATGCGTGTCTGTGCTGATGGCCCTGCCGGACTTTCCGTATTCGAAGATCACGAACAAGGAACTGTGCGGAATTCCGATCTACGGCGCCGAAGATATGGACCACCTGCACTTTTCCGAGGTCATGATGGGAGTTGCGCCACGTGAGGTGAACGGCAAGGTCGTGGACCTGCCAGGCCCGGTCACTGCCGGCGACTACGTGATGATCGCGACCGGTACCGGGGACACGATCACCGGTGCGCGACGATCCGCCTACAGCGCGATCAAAAAAGTCAAAATCCCGAACAGCCCGTTCTACCGCACCGACATCGGCGTCGGCCGGCTGAAAAAGCAGTTGCCTGACCTCCAGCGCATGGGCTACGCGAAAGGTCTCAGTTACTGACAGGAGAACAGGATGGCTACGAAGAAGGCCGCGCCGCCGTCGATCTCGGCGGACGAAAAGCGCTGGCGGGCGCAGTCGGATGCGGACACCCTTGCCCGCGCCCAGGAGATCATGCAGGATCGTTCGCGCCACTCGGCGGCGCAGGCTCATGCTGCGAAGGAAGCGAAGCGGTATTCGAGCGTTGCCGGCGGCACGCGCAAAACCGCACCGAAAATGCCGATGCGGGGCAAAAAGTGAACCGGGAAGGGTGGGACGGGTGATGATGCGTGCAAAGAGGGCGGGCCTGATTTCCGAAGAGGCCATCAAGGAAGCGCTCACCGAAGCTAAGGGCGACATTTTCCTGGCGTCGACCACGCTCGACTGCACGGCCCAGGAGCTGGATCGCTACATCCGGTCTTCGGCCGAGCTTCAGAACTTTGCGGCGGCGATCGAGAAGGTGAAGGTCGATCCGGCGTATTCCCGGATGAGCATCGAGCAATTTGAAACCCGGCTCGCGGACCTGAGTCTTGCCTACAAGGTGGTAGGCATCGAAGAGTTGCACAGCCTTGCGACGATGGACGTCGCAGACAGTGCAGCGATGGCAAAGGTCAAGCTGCAGGCGGCAATTGCATTGCGTGGCGGCCATCAGCAGGTGGCGGGCGACCGGGAAATCGAACACGCACTGAGCGAGCTGAACACGCTTTACCACCAGAACGCCCCGCGCATCAAGGAAATACGCCAGACCGTCATCAAACTGACAGATGGTCAGGCAGTCCCTCAAGTAACGATCGAACTGCAGCCAGATCGGCAATAGCCGCGGCGCGCTTGCGCTCGATGCGCTGCCAGTCCGGCTCTCCGTCCGGATAACGGTGGATCTTCTCTAGACGGACGTGGCCAAGCCGCGCCATCTCCTTTACGGCCGCCTTGTGACCCGCCTCCCGGACGTCCTTCCGGCTGGCGCATCGTCCGGTGCCAATCCAGCGCCACGCGTCCGCGAAGCCAGCGAATTCCGGCGGCAAACCTGGCCGGATCTGCCATTCTTCGACCGGTTTCAGGCCCGCGCGCATGTACTGCACGTGCTGTTTCGGCAAACCTGTAGCCTCGGCGAGTTGCGCGTCGGTCACTCGTTGTCCCCGGCACACCTGCCACATGGGACGCAACGCATCCGCCGTCGGCGTACGCAGATCGATGCACTGCTCGTGCACTTTCCACGTGTGCGGGCGCGGGATGACCGTGTAATCGACGATCGGCTGCGCGCACCGGTTGATGCGATCCATGGTCATCGGGCACTCGACGAACACCAGCACGTCGGCCACGCCTGACTTGTCCGAATACGTGTACTGGTCGATCAGTACGCCGCCAGCGGCTCGCCATCGCTCGAGCTGGCCGAAGGTTGCCGGTTGCCACCATGCCCACTGAAAAACCGGGAGGTCGGCAATCTTGCCGCTCTGGAAGAACACCGGTTTGATGGTCGTGTAGCCGCGGTTCACGAGGATGTGAGTGAAATCCTCGTGAGCCTTCCGGATCGACGCAGCGACGTTGGCAGTAGCGTAGAACTTCACGGCGCGGATGCAGGGCAGGGCGGCGCAGTCGGTCCTGTGGTTTCGCACGGCCGCAACTGCGGTCCGATGGATCTGTGAACGACCGGCCCGGTCGGCGCGGTGGGGTCGCCACCACCACCGCCGCACGCGGAAATAGCCGCGCACAAAATGGCCGCTGATAACGCTTTCAATGTCTTTTTCATTTGAATCCCCGATTTTTCGGTTGGTCCCTCAGTTAATTCGACCGTGAATCTCGCCTAGTAGCATCACGCTCGACCCGATTCCGGCGGCCAGGTCGCAAGCCAACCAGCACGCCGTTTCAAGGTGCGCGCGCGGCATTTCCCGATCACGCGCGGCCTGCATCAGCAAGACCATCAACGAATGCAGCTGAGCCGATTTCGTCGACAGATCGTCGATGACGCGTATGACTGTCGCGGTCTGTGCCGCGTCTGTACCACCTCTCTCCCGTTCCATTTATCACCCGCCTTCCAGTGCGTCAGCAAACCATGTGTGGGGTCAATCTAATACCTAAGAAAGCGCACGGATGATCCGAAAAGAGGGCGTATATGGTGCTACTTCGATGCTTAAAAGCGCGATTCTAGCGTCAGTATTTGTCGGTAGATAGAATCCGCCGCATGACGAACGACGACACCTTCAAAACCTCGCTGCGCCTGCCCAAGGACCTGCACGCACAGATAGACCGTGCGGCGACGAAGGCCGGCATCTCGATCAACGCGGAAATGCTGCTGCGGCTGGCGCGCAACCCCCACGTCGATACGGCAGCCGTGGTGCTGGATGAAATCCGAAAGCGCGATTCGGTCGCCGCCGAGAGCTTGTCGAAGCAGATCGACATCATGTGGGGCGCCATGGAACGCGCGGATGAGGTTCTGGAACGAGTCCAGAAGGCGATAGCACGCGCCCCTGAGAACTCGGAAGCGGCGGCGCTGCGCCGTGACGTCGAGTTCGCCCGGCAACTGATCGGTGCCATTGGCGCACACCGATAACCCGAGCCGAGCAGCGGGCGTGTGCCCAATCTGTGCCCACAATCCATGACGGCCTCTGAAAATCGCTGAAAACGGCGTCAATCAAGGCTGGCCGGCGCAAGACTGTTACCGTTTAAAATCAACAACTTGGCGTCATGTCGGGTGCTTTTGAAATCACTCGAAATCCGGTGTACGGTTATACCGTACCGTGGGTTCGAATCCCACCCTTTCCGCCAAGACCCTTATGCAGCAAGACAACGAAGCCGGCCTAGCCGGCTTTTTTGTTACCTGTGCCCACATTCTCCGACGTATTGTGTGCCCAGATTGTGACCGCGTCGGCGTGCTGTGCCAGATGATCAGGTGCGAGATGCGCGTAACGCAAAACCATCTCGTACGTCGACCAGCCGCCAAGCTCCATTAGCCGGTTCAGAGGCGTACCGTTCTGAACATGCCAACTGGCCCAGGTGTGCCGGACATCGTGAAACGTGAAGTTCTCGATTCCGGCCCGCCCACATGCCAGGCGCCACTGCACTGCGTCCCAATACTCCAGAACCTTCCCGTTCCTGACAAACACGTGCGTCTGGTGCTTGCCGATCTGCCGCCGGATCACTTCGACCGCTTCCGCGTTCAGCGGCACGCCGATAGGCTTTCTCGCCTTTGCCTGGTCCGGATGCACCCATGCGCGCTTGCGCACGAGGTCAACCTGCGACCATTCGAGACCGAGGATATTCGCCTGCCGGAGCCCCGTCGCAAACCCGAAGATCGTCGCGTCGCGCATCCACTCCGTCCGGATAGTGCCCAGCAGACGCTGCGCCTCGTCGCGCGTGATCCACCGGATACGGCTGCTTCCTTCCTCCAGATCAGGCAGCTTCGGTGCCTTGTCGATCCACTCCCAATCGTGCGCCGCATCATTCAGCATTGCCCGGATGGTGGCGAGGTACCGGTTCTTCGTCGCATTGGCGACTGGCCTGTCTTCGGTCTTCACTCGCAGGTCGACGTCGGGCAGTGCGTCGTAAATCTCGTCCCGCTTGAGCGAGCCCAACTCCCGACCTGCGAAGACCGACCGAAAGTGCTTCAGGTGCCGCTTCTTGCTGTCGAAGTCCGCCTTGTTCGACTGTTCCTTCAGGAACCTCAGCGCCGCGTCGTCGAACGAACGCGACGGCTTTTCGCCAAGCTTCGACACGCGCCACAGCTCATGCTTCAACTTGTCGTGATACTCCTGCGCCTTCTTGCGGTCGTCGGTCCCAGCAGAGCATCTAATTCGACCGCCGTCTGGTTTGCGGATGTCAACGTGATACACGTCTCCACGTTTTCGGATTGACATACAGTTTCCTTATCCGTCCGCGCCGGCCGGGGCTGATTATAACCGTCCAGAAATTCCTGGAGCTTCTGAGGGAAGACCCGCCACGCCGCGCCGATCTGGAAGAAACCCATCTCGGCGCGGTGCGCGTAGACCGTTCCGTACGACACGCGCAGGATCCTGGCGACCTCCCGGATGGTCATCGCGCGACCGCCGACGATAGACAGGTTGTCGGTCATGCCGCTTCCTCGACATGCTCGGCATGCAGGCCAGCCAGCAGACGCGAACGCATGACTGCCTGCATGGCTTCGAGATTCTCGATTCCGCGGTAGGAGATGACGATCTGCGGCTTGGCGGAATCGTCGGGTACCCACCGAACGTCACGCGTTTTCAGACACTGATTGACCCGCTTGATGAGGCCGGACTGCTCAAGTTGCTTGACGCGCGTGCATGCGGTCGTCGGATTGATGCCAAGCGCCTCGGCGATGTTCTTCGTGGCGACTGGCTTACCCTGTTCGGCAAGGTAATCGACGATTTCTGACTTCGGGCGACCCTTCATCGCTCTTCCTCGGAAAGACCATTCTTCACGCGCTTCGCCGCGTTCAAAACCTGGTGAATCGTGGGCAGCAGCATGCACGTGTTCTGCCTCTTCAACTCGGAAGAGATACGCAGCAGGTAGCGGCGCTCCGCACAGTCTTCTACAGGGAATACTTCGGTGAGAGGGCCCTGGTCAACGGTATTGCGAGCGACCATAATCATGGCTCTCCACGCTGACTCGAGTTCCTCGGGTGGGCACTCGTAGAACGGGCGCAGCAGGGTATCCGTAGCTTTCACCGGGACAGATACCGATGCTTCGGGGGATGGGTCATCCTTCCACCCATATTGCCGAAGAGCGTCGTTGATCCCGTTCTTTTCCTCGGCGGTCCACTCCCGATCCATGCCCTCGAATGGCGCGATCGCTGTGACGCCTCCTGACGCGCTAGGTGAGCGCTCATCAGGCGACAAATCGGCCATTTCAAGGACCGCGAGAATCCGGCCGCGCGTCCAGTCGGAATGGCGCTCGTCCTTCCAGCCTTCCTGGTTCTTGAGGCTGACCAACTCGTGAATACGCCCAAGAGCGGTCACTGCCTCGTCCCGCTCGCGCCGCATGACCTCGGCGCGCGTTGCCTCCTCGCTTGAGATGGTGACGTAGCGTTCGACATCGTGCTTCAGGTCATCCCGCTCACGCTGGAGGGTTTCGAGGGCGTCGGCGGCTTCGTCGCAAATCCGGCTGCCGCGTCCGTCCGCGCTTCGGGTCTCGCCGCATTGGCGCAGCTGCTCAATCAGGTCTTTGTATTTACTCATGCCGGCTCTTCTCCGACTCTAACGATCTTCACGTTGCCGAAAACGCCGCCGGGCTTGAACAGTTCCTTGAACATGAGGTCGGATGCCTCCCGGCCCTCCGGCGTGTCGAACATGACGCGCATCAGCTCCGCGTTGATGGCAAGGAAGACGGGACCGCATTTGAAGTCCCTGTCTCCGTACGTGGCGGAGTGCTCGGCGCCGAACACCGAAGCGATCGTCATGAAATCTCGCTTGTCGGTCAGTTCCGTGTTGACGATTTCTCGCCGCTGGGCGGCATTGACCTCGAGCAGATCGCACAACTGGTCGAACGCCAGCCGATTCTCCAACATCTGGCCGATGTTGATGATCTCGCGGCCGAGTACCGGCTCGGTTTCGTTCAACTGCTTCAGCAGCGCCTCGTTGCAGGCGAGATCCGCTTTAGCCGAAATAATTCGCGCCTTGTTGTACCACTTGGTCGCGTCGACCTTTTTCAGATAGCGACGCAGGACGCGAACATCATCGCTAATGAGATCGCGGCTTTCACGACCGGCCCGGGCGATGCGGCGCAGCGCGATATATCGTGTCACCGGCGGCGTCTCAACATCGGCTGCCAACCAGGCGTATTCCCGTGCAATTTCTTCGCGCATCAGGATTCCTCAACTTTGAAAAAGTGGATCATGAGTTCGGTTTCGCGGTCCGTGATGGTGCCGGTTGCCCATAGCTTCATCAAGAACTGTTTCAGAAGGGTCTTAATCAACGGATGCCCCCCACAAAGCAAGATCTTCTTCAACCTTCCAACTCCCGTCGACATCCGGCACTCCACCCTCCAGGACGCACGCAATCCAGCACATGAAGCCGTCCGAGAACCCTTGCCTTTCTGCATCGCAACGGCCGTAATAGGCAGCAATCAACTCCTGCATCATGAGGCCTGGGGACGAACCTTCCTCGCCGCGCGTCTTCCAGGTCTGAAGCAGACTCACTGCGTCGCGCAGACCGGATTTATATTCGGAAGATTTGTCCTGGGTCGGCTTTTCCGGGAAGGTGCCGTTAAAGCCGTCTCTGAACTCATCGCCGATCGCGTCGAGACGCTCGCCGAACGCTTCGTCTGACTCGCCGTTTCCGGCACGCGGGATATAGCGGTCAACCCATGCAAGAAAAAGCGTGTAGTAGCAATCGGACATGATTGCGTTGTCAGTGCCAATCGTTGCGCCGGCTGCGTGAGCGAGGCGCCGCGCCTCGTCGATCGGCAGGGTCGAGTAGTCGATGTTAGGCACGCTCGGCCTCCACGGTTGACGATCCGTACTCAATCTCATACGCGGCTGTGGCGAGCGCTGCCACTTCGTCGGCGAGGTCGCTCATCATCGAAACGATGTCAGACTTCAACTCGTCGTTGAGATAGTCGAGGGCATGCAGCCCTTCACCGCTGATCATGATCATGAAGGCTTTCAACTTGTTCGCCTTCAGCATCAGGCGCTCGGCCACCGCGCCATGACCTGAAAAGGACACTTCGCAATCACCGCGGGATAACGGCCGGACCGTCACATTGCCGACGACAGTTTGCTTCCAGGTGGGGGCGCTCTTAGGCATTTGCGTTACCCCCTTCGAGTTGGCGCTCGCTCCACGACTGCAGATGCTCGATGTCGTTGATCGCGAATTCGGCGAGCTGCAGCATGCCAGCCATCAACCCGCCCACAAGGTACGGGCTGAGCGGCTGACCGCCGTCGTTGAGGTCTTCGACCATGCTGGCGGTGATGATGCGCGTGATCGCTTCTACGCCGGCGAACGCGCGATGCAACTTGTTAAGGTGTCGCGCGCACGCCTCCGGGATCAACGAAGAAGTTACGACTGTGTCGTACGTTTCGCTGAGAGGGTTCTCAACTCGCTTGACCTCTACTTCGTGTTGCGTATAATCGGCTTGCATATCTGTAGTCTCTCTCGCTGTATCGTCACGCTCACTGCTGGAATCAGTGGGCGTGACACTTCCAAAGACGCCCCTCCGGGCATCCCCCAAAAAATTCTCTGCTTCTTTTGCATAGGCGTGAGCGTCCACAACTGGGCAGGACTGCCAAGTAAAGTGGGGACTCTACGAGATGGATATCGGCGGGTCTTTTTGTGCTTCTTCTTACGCTCCTTTCGGTATGAAGTTGCTCTGCTGAGAATCGTGAGGCAAAGACGTCGAATGTGCAACATTGCTAACACGGTAATCGCGGGCACGCGATGTGCGCCACCGAACCTATTATGACGAATGCACTATAGAAGTCAAGTGCATTCGTCTTAAATTGTCACACCCTTGCCGCGCCTGCCCTGTAGACATATTCGCCAACCACTTCGATCGACGGCGCCTGGTCGAACGAGATATGTTTGTCCGGGAAATGCTTGTCGTCGTAAGCGTGCAGAACAACCACGCCGCCTGGGAGCTTGAATATCTGTCTGACAAGCAAGTCGCCCTCAAACAGCACTGCGTAGATGCGCCCGTCACGCGGCGCCGCCCTGCTAATGTCGATCATGAAAAGGTCGTCCTTGAAGACGAACGGCGCCATGCTGTCATCGGGCACTGTAATGACACGACATCTTGTGGGATGCGTACCCAGATCACCGAACACCGCTGTCTTCAAGCAGAGAGCCCGATCGCGGGTCTTCCGCCACTCAGGCGCCCGTTCTCGCTGGTGCGACCGAACCTCGGATAGATCCATCCACACGTCGGGCAGCACGGAGGGCAGCACTGTAGGAAATGGCGAGTACCCGCCCGGCCGCTCTTCCGGCAGAACATTCGGATCACCGCTACGGACCTCATCTGGCGGGACGGTCCGGACGACGTGCACCATCCTGGGTAATCGACCCTCCAACAACCAGTTCGGGTTGGTATTGAGTGCGTCTGCAATCTGCAAAATGTGTTTGCTCCCTTCGTTCCTACCCGACTCGATGTTAGCGATCGTGGACTGAGAAACCCCCGATCGCTGCGCCAGCTCTGTCTGCGACATGCCCGCGGTCGTGCGCGCCTCTCGCAATCTCTCGGCAAGATTCGACATTTTTTCATTCCCCTATAGGTTTTGCACTTGCGCGCACTATTGCTTCCGCCCTACACTGCGCTGAGTGCTTTGGCCATGAGTGTATAGCGACGGGAATAATAGGGCAACGATGAGAGCGAATTTTCTAGTGCATGAGCTGTCCATGCTGGGCCTTAACCAGATGGAGATCCAGCGGAGATCGGGCGTCGATCAGTCGGTGGTATCGGCGCTGAAGACCGGCCGAAAGGGCAAGCGGATGCCGTACGAGACCGTGATTGCGCTTGAAAAGCTCCGCGACGAAGTCGTTGCCGAGCGCTTCGCCGAATTCGTCCGGTTGAGCTCATGATCAGCCTCCAGCGCCCAAAGTCAGCGGCATCTATCTCGGTGGCCGGCGCCGTCCGCCACTTCACTGCTCTGGCAGAAACCATTGAGTTGCACGTCAACGGCCTAGTTGGACTGACCATCTACCGCGACAGCCAGTTCGAATCCGAATGGCGGCGAGCCTCGTTCGACGATGTCACGAAGCTGGCAGCCCGCGCCGCATTCAATTACGCCATCGACGAGCGTGTAGTTCGCCGCTTCCCCGACCATCCCCTCACCAAATTTTCTCGCGAGAGACTTGCACGTGCAAACCAAGCCGCGGCCTAAGCTATTGAAACTGTCTGAGGTGCGCCGGCACCCGAATCTGCAACCTCGGGTCGATATTGATCCGAATGTGGTCGCCGAGTACGCCGAGGCGCTTCGCGATGGCGCGAAGTTTCCGCCGGTGACGGTGGTCTTCGACCGGACTTATTACTTTCTCAGCGATGGCTGGCACCGTTACGAGGCGCATCTGGCCGCGTCGATAGGCGAGATCCAGGCGGATGTGCTTGACGGCACCTTTCGCGACGCGCAGCTCTATGCGCTCGGCGCGAACTGGAATCACGGCAAGCGCCGCACCAATGACGACAAGCGTCGTGCCGTCGGGATGTTGCTTGACGATGAAGAATGGTCGAAGTGGAGCGATGCGGATATTGCGAAAACGTGTCACGTCTCGCAGCCCTTCGTCGCCAAGATCCGGGCTGCGTCACATGCAGACGTCTCCGAAGATGAAGGTTTGGGCAGTGTCACCCTAAACGTTTTAGGTGAGGACGCAGGTTCCGGTGAAGGTATCTCGAGCGGCGTAACGTCTCCGACAGTGCCTGAAGCAGCGCAAAAGAAGGCGGACGACGTTCGTGCGTCTGGCGGTGAACCACGTTTCTACCGGAACAAGCATGGGGACGTCGGCGTGATGGACGTGTCGAAAATGGCACGGGGAAAGAAGTCGGAGGCGGCAGCAACCGCGCCGTCTTCGCGTGACAACGCCGTTGAGGATTCCTCACCGCAACCTGATTCCGACGAGGTTTGGGCTGAAATGGATTCTCTGCGCAAGCAGGTGAGCAACCTCAACCGGCAAATCGACTCGCTGAATGCATCTGACCAGGCCGAGGAAATCAGCAAGCTGGCGCAGCAGGTGTTTCACCTGGAAAACCGGGTAGGCGATCTGAGCGATAAAACCACACGTGACGCAAAACGTTTGAACTGGTTCGGCGCGAAATTCGCTGAACTGCGCAAACTCACTGGCGCGAAGGAAGATCGCGACGTCGTCGGCCTCGTCCGGAGGCTTGTGGAGGGTGGGCAATGAGACCCATCACGCCAGAAGAGCAGGCCGCGTACGACCATTTCAAATTGCGGCCGTATCAGATCGACGCGGTTCGTCGTGTGCGCGATGCCTACGAACACGGCGCGCGCAACGTTCTGCTATGCGCGCCGACCGGCGCCGGCAAGACTCGCATTTCCGCTTGCGTGGTTTATCTCTCACAAGGGCGCGGCAAGCAGTCGCATTTCGTCGTCGATCGGGAAAATCTCGTTGAGCAGACGTCGAGAACTTTCGACCAATTTGGCATCGATCACGGCGTTGTGAAGCAGAAGCACTGGAGATATCGTCCATACCTGCGCTCACAGATCTTGTCCGTCCAGACAGTCATGCGCCGTGGCTGGCCTGCAGATCCCAAGCCTGACCTTATCGTCGTCGACGAGTGTCATACGGTCCACGGCGAGACGAAGAAGCGCCTCGCCGAGGGCGACGTAAAAGGCTTGGGATTGAGTGCCACGCCGCTCACGAAAGGCTTGGGGCTCATTTACGACAGCCTGATCAACGTCGAGACGACAAACCGGTTAATCGAGCAGGGCGCGCTTGTGCCGTATCGCATCTTTTCACCGTCTGCGCCGGACATGACCGGCGTGAAAACCAAAGCCGATGGTGAGTGGGTCGGCAAGGAAGCAACCAGCCGTGCGCTCCCGGTGATTGGTGATTGTGTCACCGAATACCTGAGGCACGGCAATAACCAGAAATTCATCTGCAGCGCGATCACGGTTGATCATGCTCGCGAGATTCATCGCCAATTCACCAAGGCAGGCATTCAGTGTGTCGTGTACACCAGCAAGGAATCCGACGAAGAGTGCGCCGAAATTGTCCAGGAGTTTCGCAAGCCGGATTCCTACATTCGCGGACTTGTCACTGTGAGCAAGGCGAGCAAAGGTTTTGACGTCGAAGACATCGGCTGCGTAATCATGTGCCGACCGCTGCGCAAGTCTCTTTCCGACCATATCCAGTTACTCGGCCGGGGTTTGCGCACTAGTCACGAGACCGGCAAAACCGAACTGATCGTGCTCGACCATTCCGGCAACTGCGAACGGTTCTGGGATGAGATGAACGAATTCTTCGAGACCGGTGCGACCGAGCTTGATGACGGTACGAAGAAGCCAAAGCCGAAGAAGGCGAAGCCGAAAGCAGAAGACGAGATGATGAAGTGCCCGAACTGCAAGGTGCTTCATAAACGTCGTCCGTTCTGCCCGAACTGCGGGCATGAATATCCGCGCCGGCCGACCATCGAGCATGTTGCCGGGACGCTTGAGGAAATGCTGTCGTCCGGCATGCATAACCGTCTCAATGCCGATGTATGGCCTCAGGTTTGCACGTACGCACGCAATGCCTGTCCGGATGACCTCATGCGCGCCCGCAGCCGTGCGTATGCGATCTATAAGCAGTTGACCGGCCAGATGGCAAAGGCAGATTTCTATACGACCGATCCCAAGCCCATGACACCCGAGGTGCGCAAGAAGCTCGAGAACATGGACAAGGCTTACTGGGCCCGTGTGAGAGCCGCACGCAGGAAGGCCGCATGAGATTTATGGATGCTCTCAATGCCCACGGTCTGACGCCACGCGAAGTGGTCGACGACGGCAAGTGGCACCGCTGCCCGACGACGGATAAGCCGCGCAAGAAGAACGGCGCGTACAAGCTCTGGATCGGCGGCCAGCGTGGGTACTTCCTGAACTTCGCTTCGGACGTCGAGGCTATCGAGTGGCGTGACGATACGCCGATGGAGCCGCGTGACCGGCGGGCGATGGACGAGCGTATCCGCGCTAACCGCCAGCGCGAAGCGGCCGAACGCGGTCGTGCAATCCATGCCGCACGCGACCATTGGGACGCGCTCCCCATCCTCACCCAGTGGCATGCTTACTTCGAACGCAAAGGGCTGTCGCTGCAGGGCTGCAAGGGTCTCAGGCTGCATGGAGATGACCTGGTCATTCCGATGTACCGCTACGGCGCGCTGGTCAACCTGCAGACGATCTCCATGGAAGGCGAAAAACTCTACCGCAAGGGTTGTCCGGTCAAGGGCGCGTCGTTTGTCATGTCCCGCGCCAGATCCGTCGTGACGGCGTTTGTCGAGGGATTCGCCACGGGCCTCGCGGTGTTCCAGTCGCTGCCAAACGCAACCGTGGTTGTGTGCTTCGACGCCGGCAATCTGCTCGCAGTGTCTGAAGACACGAAACCGCGCGGCATGACCGTCGTGTGCGCAGACAACGACTGGCAGACGCAGCGCGATCGCGGCATGAACAAGGGCGTGGAGAACGGCAGGAAGGCCGCCGAACGGATGGGTTGCGGTGTCGCGTATCCGGAAGGGATTCGCGGGACCGATTGGGCGGACGCACTCCAGGAGTGGGGTGGCGATGCAGCGGCGGCAGCTCGGGTGCGCATGCAGATCATGCGCCACGCGAAGCTGGTAATGGGCAGGTGAGATTTTGCGTGACGTCGACAGCGTAGGTTTAACCGACGCTGTCGAAACGCTCTGACAAGCGTGAACCGGAGAGCCCGGTGTCAGCGGTAACCGCGAATAGGCGCCGCGGGATAGAAGAAAGCCGAACGGGGGGCCATAACCCAGCCCTAGCGGAGAAAAGGATCCGGAGACGGATTCGGCGTAGCGCCTGCCGCGATAAACGTACCGAACTTGGGGAGCTTGAATGTGTACCCCTTGGAGCAGATGGAAAGGCCACCGCACACGGGCGCGGCAGTCTGCTCAGGTTAGATAAACCCAACGCTACCGCGCTTCGATTTGAGGCGCGCTACGGGTGTGGTTCTTGAGAAGCAGGAGCCAGGTTTTGAGGTCTTCGTTCTTGCGCAGGCCCATGAAAATCCTGGTCGCTAACGGCAACATCGAAACGCAACGGAGAAGCGATGGAAACCAGTGTTGGATGGGTAACGAAGGAAAAGAGGGATGGCTCCCAAAGCCTAAAGGAGCCGTTTTACACGATCAATCCCATGTACGTAGCGCAGCACAAGGAGTGGTTCTGGCAGGAGTGCGATTACCGGCTCGCTGAGCGCGAGTGCCACCGACAGCTGAGCGGCAGTTACCCGCAGGACGGAGCGTGACATGAACATCTGGATCAAGGAACCGGTGAGGTTGTGCAAGGACTGCCGCCACCGCCGGGATACAGGCCGGTGCGAAGCGCCCCAAAACCGCATCGAGCACACAAACCTCGTGACCGGTGAGGTCGAGGTTTCGTGGCACTACGCGTATTGTGGAACACACCGAGCGCACAAAGAGTTTTTCTGGAAGTCACATATGTGCGGCAAGCAGGGGCGCTGGTTCGAACCGAAGGAACAGTCATGACCATTGGAGATTACCTCTGCACACTGCTCGGCGCTTACGGCATCTTCGTGATGTTGCGCAATCCGCTTGTGTTTCGCTGGCGTACGAAGTTGCTGGATGGGACGTTGGAGGGAACGCGGCTGTATCTGCGCCTGCCGTCATATCGGGAGATGCTGCACCACCCGCGTTACTGGGGCATGTGGACGTGCGCAGCGTGGCGCAAGTATGCAATGGATCGCCTCGCTAACGAGTTACCGCTGCCGGTTCACCGTGATGAGCACGGGCGCAAGCCGATCGACCACGACATGTTCGGCAACCCGATCTATGAACCGCTGGGCTACGACCAGGTCACGCCCGTCACGGATCCAGCCGAAATAGAGCGCGTCCGGAAGCGGGTCGCAGCGTTGATTGACCAGGTGATGCGCGGGAATCAGTGAGGTGACGAGAATGCCCGACCCTACCGAGCTTCAGCGAGACGACTCGAGCACGCGGATCATATTCACGGCACTCGACACTTACGGGCCAATGACTCAGCAGCAACTCTCCATGCGACTTCACATCACGATCTCGTGTGCGTGCAAGTGCCTGCGCGTGCTGGCTGAAGAGGGATACGTGAAGCGTATCAAGCGGACCTTCAATCGCAAGGGATCGAGCATCGGCAAACTTCCGTGGCTGTATGCGCGGACCGTGAAACCGCTGCCTGAGGTCCCGATTGCACTGCCACCGATTGATCATGCATCGGCGCTGCAGGATGCGATGAACGCCATGATTCGCGGGCAACGGGAAATATTCGTAGAGTGATTTCGTCTCCGCGCGTCTTGTTTTCGGTGAGAGCGCTTTAGCCCGGTCCGCCGGGCTCTTTTTCGATGAAGCCAGATTCAGTTCTTTGCCCATCCTGCGGTAGTGAATGGCAGATTCCACTGCTCAGGATGGTTCGCAGCCGTCAGCCGTTGTGGTGCGCAGCGTGCATCGCACTGGCCGACATGAGGCTCGAAGAGGCGGAGAGGCGGCATCCCGAGAGACCGCGCGAGAGCTTTGAGTCTGCGCCTTGAACGTGGCACAGCCGCCTCCAGACGAGGCGTTTGATTGATGAATCATCACGAGGGTGTTCCGACGCTTTACGTCGGAACTTCTCCCGGGTGGCATCTCCACAACGTGGGACCTTAGACGCATGGATGACGCGAAGTCTAAGGCTTTGAGATGCCACCCGAGAGAGCGCAAGCGCAACGATCCGCGTAAGCAGCGGCGACCATCTGCCAATGCTGCCGCTCTCAACCGCAAACAGGCAGCGCGGTATAGAAGAAACGCCGACGGGGGCCCATTAGCCCAGGCCCGAACAACTGGTGTCGCGCCAGCTCGATAAACAGTGGTGAATGGCGGAGCAGCCCCGCCACGATCAGATGGAATGGCCGACCGGACCAAGCCGCGGCAGTCTGACGAACCCGGATATACCCGCCGCGACCTTGCAACGCTTAACAAAGCGGGTGGGAAGTCACACCCTGACCATCGGTCCGGCACAGAACGGAGCCCGACACGGAGAACACCATGCTCTACGCCATCATCAGTCCAAACCGCGCCATCCCATGGGGATACTTCGACAGCGAGCGAATCCCCACGATCGAGGAACTGGCTGATCACATGGCCAACGTGAGCGGATACGCAGACCGTGACGAATGGGTGATGGCGAACGGCTACCCGTACATCGGGTACGCGCCGGTGCAGTGACGATCGGACCGCGTAGCGATTCGGTCACCCTAAACGTTTGAGGTGAGACGCGCTGACCCGATAGCGGCGAACATCATTATTACGCGCGCACGCACACGCGCGAGGAAAGGCTCAATGATTGCGATGGGAATGAATGGAGAGGTGGCGGTTTGAGGTTCCGGATGAGCCTGAAAAACATTGATTTGCGGCGTTTCGGACATCGTTGCACACGGCTGACATTGCATTACGATCTGACAACAATTCTCCAATGTCGCATCGCACCAATAGCATATATGCGATGATTGACACTGACGGCAAGCGTAAGTCATTGATTGCATTGAGTTGGTGCGGTGCATCACGATTTTACATAATAGATGTTATCACCGCTTTGACGCGCCGCGATGCCGTTATCAGCGTCCAATCGAGAATGATTCTCAACTCTGGGACCACCCTAGCCCCCCGCCGGACGGGGTCCACAGAATTCGGGGAGCCTCTCCCCAATCCGCGCACCGAAAAAACACGCATGGCCCGGGAAAAGAAATTACCGTCGCGCGCATGGCCCTATCCAACGCAGCCCTTGTCAAGGCGCTCTCCGACGACCGTGCGCTCGCTTCGGCGATGCTGTTTCCCCATCGTCACCCGCAGACGTCGCCACCGTTTCACGTCGAGATTATGGACCTCTGGCGCAGTCAGGATGAGTTCGTGCTGATCGAGGCGTTCCGGGAAGGGGCGAAGTCCACGCTGTCGGAGGAGTTCCTGTTGATCGAGGCGGCATTCGGAAATTTTGGATATTGCTTGATCCTCGGCGAGACGTACACGAAGGCCTGCCAGAGGCTTGAGGCGATCAAGTTCGAGGCGTCTCGCAACATGAAGTTGCAGAGCCTGTTCGGCCGTCTGAAGGAGTCGGGCAGGCTGTGGAACGAGCATCAGATGGAACTCTCGAACGGTGTGCTGCTTGAGGCGCACGGCTGGGAGGAGGAATTGCGCGGCTTCAAGTGGCACGACCTGCGGCCCGATCGCGCGTACCTCGACGACATCGAGAACATGGAGCGTGTGAAGGACAAGGCGGCGGTCGACGCGTCCATGCGCAAACTCTATCTCGAGCTGATGCCGGCGATGGACAAGGTCAAGGGCAAGATCCGCTTCACGCAGACGCCCCTTGCCGAGGATTGCATGGTCACGCGGCTGCGCGACAACCCGGACTGGACCTGTCGCCGGTACCCGATCTGCAATGGGGATATCGACGATCCGGCGGCCGAATCCCAATGGCCCGATCGATACCCGATGGAGTGGATCCGCAAGACGCGCGACGAGAAGGAGCGGGCGGGCCAACTTCGAGGTTTCATGCAGGAGTACATGCTGCAGGCGATCGGCTCGCAGGACAAGCCGTTCTCCGACGACCAGATTGCGGAGATCGCGCTCGACCCGGCGCCGTGGGTGCCGAAGGTCGTCATTACCGATCCAGCACGTACGACCGACACGAAGAAGAGTGATCGGTCTGGCCGGGTGGTGGTCAGTCGTCTGGGCACGAAGATATACGTGCACGCGTCGTCTGGCGAATTCTGGAAACCCGATCAGGTGATCGAGGACGCATTCGAGACGTCCGCCCGGTTCAATGATGCGGCGGTGGCGATCGAGAAAAACTCGCTGGACGAGTGGCTCATGCAGCCGATGCGCGCCGAGATGATTCGCCGCGGCGTGACGCTGGCGCTGCGTCCGCTGTCCGCGCCGCAGGATCGCGACAAGGCGCAGTTCATCATGGGTATGCAGCCATTTTTTCTAGCGGGCGACATTGTGCTGGTCGGCGGTCGTGGCGCGCACGCGAAGCTCGTCGCCGAGATCCAGAACTTCCCCAGCGGCAAGCGCGACATCCTGAATGCGCTTGCCTACTTCCAGCGCGTGTTTTCGGGAGTGGCCGTGTACGAGGACTTCGGACAGTGGAATCTCGTGTCGGACTATGAGCCGACGCAGCAAAACCCGATGATGCTCGCTTTCAACGCTTCGGGTACGGAAACGACGGCCGCACTGGTGAGCATAGAGGGACAGCGACTCGTGGTCGCAGCCGACTGGATTGCGCCCGCTACGCCGAAAGACGCAGTGCCTGACATCGTCGCGCTCGTGCGCGCTGCTTTCCCGAGGGCCCGGCTCACGGCATACGTCCCGGGCGACGTACTCGACCAGGCTGATCGCATGCCGATCGTGCCTGCTCTTCGGTCTGCAAATCTGTATCCGATGCGCGGCGGTTACATCAACGTCTCGCGTGGATCACTCTCGCCACTGATTCGGACGGAATCGAAAGCAAGGCGTCTGTTTCTCGTCGACCAGGTCAACGCAAAACACACGGTGAATGCCATGGCCGGCGGCTACAAATTCGACGTGGACCGCTCGGGAAATAAAGGTAGCCTCCCCGAGACCAGTCCGCACCGCACGCTGATCGAAGGTTTGGAGTCTGCGGTGCATGTACTGAGCACGCAGCGCAATGACGCTTTGCCGGAAGGCGTGAACATCGGCGTCAATCCGCAGGGTGCGACCTACTTCACCACATTGCCCCGAAGAGGATAGACATGGCAATCGACCGCAAGATCATGCCGAAGGCCCCGACGCAGAAGCCGACCGACTTCTACCAGGGTAAGCAGCAAGGCGGTGCATACGGCAAGCCGGAACGTATGGGCGAACGCATGCAGAGCGGCGCCATGCGCGAGAAGATGGGCCGCAAGGGTCTGTGATGAAAAAGCGCCGCGAGTTTCAGGGCACGCGCTCGATGTCGCGCGACGTGAACGAGTTCTTCGGCAAGTCGCCGTACAAGTCCAACGTCGACGACAAGCCGAACCGCACGCCGCGCGACCGCAACACTGGCACCTCGCTTCGCAAGAAGCTCGAGGGCAAGGTGATCGGTTGAACCATCCATGGCCCGCCGAAAAAGTGAGAAAAAGCAGGACGACAAGCCCGCGGTCGAGAAAATTGACTCGCGGGCAATCGACGCTGAGAAGTCAGGCGAACCGCTAGAAAACTGGGCTGACCAGCCCGATTCCGATGCCTACATAGACGCGGCGGGGCTATACCCCAAGCTCGCCAAGTGCTACCAGAACAAGCAGGAGCAGATGGACCGGATCATGGAGTACTGGTCCATCTACAACGCTCAGCCGGACGAAAACCAGCAGTACTCCGGCAATAGCCAGTGCTACATCCCGGCCGTACGCAACGCGGTGAACGCGCGCATGAAGCGCACGCTGGCGCAGCTCTTTCCCGTCAATCACAAGCATGTTGGTGCCACTGGTCCTGACGGCAACATTCCGTTCGCGCAGGTAAGTCTGCTGGAGCATTACATCCGCTCGGCCAACGTCAAGGATGCGGTGCGCACCGACCTGATTGCGGGAGACGTCACCGGCCAGTGGAACCTGTATATCGACTGGTCGAAGACGCAGCGCCGTGTCCGCGAGTTGATCAGGAAGCCGCCGGTTCTGGAAAACGCCGAGCTTGGCGTCGAGGTTCAGGATGTTGCCGCGGAAGACGACGACTGGACGTGGGAAACGGAGACGAAAGAGGTCACGACCGAAGGGCCGGACATCGTACCTTTCGCGACCGAAGACCTCGCAGTCTATCCGCCGACCTGCAACGACATAGAGAAGGCGACTGCATCGTGCATCCGTCTCCGGCTCGACAAGGATGCAGTCCAGCAATTCATCGACGAAGGCATTTTTCTCGGGCACTCGGCGAAAGAACTTGTCGAGAACCTCGCGAAACCGGACGGCGGCCGCGAAAAATACGTGCCGCCGAAGAAGCGCACCGGCGACGCCGGTATCCGCACTGAAGGCACCTTCAAGTACGCGCTGATTTATGAATGCCACACCAATCTCGACCTCGGTAACGGCAAAGAACCCTGCTACGTCTATTTCGCAGGCCAGGACGAAATTCTTGGCATTATCCGCAACCCATTTTGGTCTGGAAAACGACCAATCCTGTCGGCACCAATCGAGCGAATCCAGGGATCTTTCTTCGGCGTGTCGAAGATCGAACCCGTCAAGTTCCTGCAGTGGAACCTGAACGACTTCTGGAACATGGGGCAGGACTCGGCGCAGTACAGCCTGCTGCCGATCACGATGGTCGACCCTCTGTCGAACCCGAGCTATCAGTCAATGGTGGTGGGTCTCGCTGCGGTGTGGCTGACGGATCCGAACAAGACGAAGTTCGTCAACTTCCCGGCGCTCTACAAAGACGCGATCCCTCTGTGCGAGAACCTCAAGCAGCAGATCAACGAGTCGATGGACGTCAACGACGCCATGCTCGGCAAGATGCCCGCTGGTCGAAAGGGTGCTCAGCAGATTGCCGCAATGTCTGCAGCTCAGGAATCGAACATCATCGACAACGCCAAGCGTTACGAAGAGGTGATATTAAATCCGCTGCTCGAGTGGATGTTCGAACTGGACCGGCAGTTCCGCACGGAAGAGTTGACGGTCGAGGTGCTCGGCGAAGTTGGCGCGCGCGCAAACCTTCAGGTCATCCCGCCGCAGGCATTCGGTGAGCGGTATTTCTTCCGGTGGTGCGGCACGTCGTACCAGCAGAACCTGCAGCGCATGCAGCAGATGATTTCGTGGATGAACGTGCTGCGTGGTATCCCGCCGCAGCAGCTCGACGGCCGCCGTCTGAACATCGGCCCGATCCTCGAGTACGGCACCGAGCAGATATTCGGACCCGAAGTCGCGCCGCGCATCCTGATCGACGAACGCAACATGTTCCACATCGATCCGGAAGACGAGAACCTGATGATGCACAACGGTCTGCAGGCCGAGATCCATCAGGCTGACGATGATCGTCGACACATTCAGTCGCACCTGCAGGCGGCGCAACTGACGGGCGATCCGTCGGGCCTGTTCCGCGCGCACGTGCAGCAACACGTCGCCGCGATGCAGGCGAAGTTGCAACAGCAGATGGGTCCACAGAAACAGCCAGGTCAACCAGGCGTGCCCGGCGGGGTGGGCCCTGGCGTGCCCGGTACGCCACGACCCGGTGCCCAGCCGGCTCCCCCGCGCCCGCAGCAGCCGCCCGGCGCGATTCATCCTGACCAGATGGCATCTCCGACTGCGGGGCCGCGATGAAACCATTTGTTGCGCGGTGTACGCCGTGGGGAACGATCCAGACCGGCGACTTCTTCGAACGGTTGACGCAGGCAGAGAAGTCCGCGGTGTTGTTGCACGAGCGTGCTCACATCGTAAAGCACGACGCGTTGCGTCGGCTCTGGTGGGTGATGACGCTGCAAATCGTTTTCCGGCCACAGTGGGTATTCGCGCGATGCCACGAGCAGGAATTCGCCGCGGATCGATACGTGAAAGAGCGCGGCGAAGCGCGTGGCCTGCGCTCATTCCTAACGCGCTTCCCGCATGGCAGCGGGCCGCTTCATCCCTCGACATTCGATCGAGTGGGGGCTCTCGATGGCTGACCAGTTTCTGATTCAGGCACCGATCGTTCGGGCGGAAGGGAAGGATGTTCCGCCCGAACAGATCCAGGCTGCGCTAAACGCACTTGCACGTCAGATGACCCTTGCGCTCAATGCGCTGGTTGGTGAGCCTGAGCCCCCCACGGGGCCAGCGGGTGGCGACCTGAGTGGCACGTATCCGAATCCTGTCGTGTCGAAAGTGAACGGCGCCGCGGCCGGCACGATGGCCAATCAGAACGCGAACGCCGTGAGCATTACCGGCGGCACGATTTCCGGCGTATCGCTGTCGACTTCCTCTGCAATCGGTGTCGCGAGCGGGGGCACCGGTCAAAACGCGCTGAGCGCGCACAACGTGTTGATTGGCGAAGGTACGGCCGGCGTCGGATTCGCCGCTCCGGGTGCGGCAGGTACCATTTTCTCGTCCACGGGTACTGGCGCCGATCCCGCTTTCCAAAGCGCTTCGGCATTGAGCCTGGCGTCGACATCCGGAACGCTCGCGCAGTTCGCTTCGACAACGTCTGCGCAGCTGGCTGGCGTCATTTCCGACGAAACCGGCTCAGGAAGCCTGGTATTCGGCACATCTCCGACGCTCACGACGGCTGTTGCTGCTGCGAGCCCATCGCGCACGGACAGCAGCAACGCGCTCGCGACCACCTTCTTCGTGCAGGACCGGTTCCTCAACCCGCCGGCAATCGGGAGCGGAACACCCGCGGCAGGCGCATTCACCACGCTCAGCGCAACGGAGCCCTCGAACGGCCTGAATACGCTGCAGGTGACGAACACCGGGTCGCAGGGCGCCAACATCCACATGACCGGCAACGGCTCGACGACGCCGACGAAATACCTGCGCGTGGTGAACGGCACCTTCGGGATCGCGAACGATGCGAACTCTGCGCTCGCGCTCGCGCTGACCGACGCCGGAAACCTGTCTGTGCTCGGCTCTATCCAGCCGTCGCAGACCGGCGGCATCATCGGCACGAACACCAACAATAACGCAAACGCGGGAAGTGTAGGCGAGTCAGGAACGGTTCAGACCGGCCCCACATCTGCCGCAAGTTTGGCTATCACCAATGCCGCAAGCCAGACCTTGCAGCCTGGCGACTGGGAGGTATGGGGCGATGTTCACTTCACATATTCGGGCACGACCTCAGTGAGCAGCATCATCGCAGGCCTCAGTACCACCTCCGCAACAGTGTCGGGCATCGGGACTGCATATCAATGGCAATGGGCGATGACCGCTGGCAATCAGGATATGCCCGCGCCGCGACAGATATTCAAGCTCGCCGTGGCGACGCAGATTTTTCTCGTCTGCCAGACAACCTACAGCGGCGGCACCTCAGCCGTTACCGGGACGCTTCGCTGGCGGCGGATGCGATAGGAGATAGCCATGTCAGTCGATACGGTTAACCCAACCATCATTCGGGCGACGTTCACCGGCGGTGCGGCGTATGGGCCCGTGTCGGTGCCCGGCGTGAAGGCTGGTGACGTGGTGTTTGCCAGCAAGAATTTTCAATCGTTGTTCGAGGCGTTCGCGTCTGCGGATGACCAGATCGAGCAGATCGCAAATGTCGATTACAGCACGGTGCAGATTACGCTATACCTGATGCGCGGCGTTTAACGCGCTTTGGACCTCCGGGAAATATCTGTACAAATTGCGCAACCTGTTCAGGAGAACATCGTGCGCAAAACGTTTCTCGCCCGGTTGATTGGGCTCATCTTTCCGGCGATCGGCGCCGGCAATACCCCGAACATCCCCGATAACGGCGCGATGCCCGATCAGATCGGCCTGGTGAACGCCATCCTCGGCATGAATCCGTTTCAGGAAACGGGCTACAACGTGGCGGCGAACACCGCCGGCTTCACTCTCGCCGGCTCGCAAATCGCCGGCGCCGCACAGAATTTCCTCAATCTCACCGGTGCGCTTGGCGCTGCTGCGAACGCTCAACTGCCGACGGTTGCTCAACTGCTCGCGGCGCTGCCGTCGAACGTGCAGCAAAGCCCGGTGGGTCTCAGCTTCCAGTTGCGCGCGATCAACAGCTCGAGCGGCGCTTTTGCCTGGACCTTGACGACGAATACCGGTTGGACGCTCGGTGGAACCATGAGCATCGCGCAGAACACCTGGCGCGATTTCATCATCACCATCACCAGCCCGACGACTGCGACGATTCAGGCGGTCGGCACCGGCACGCAATCATAAAGGCACGAGATGAGCAAACTTCTTAAGAGTCTTCTCGGTTTGCTGTTCCCGGGCGTCGACGATCCGGCCGCCGATCCCGGTGGTGATCCAGCCGAAGACCCCGCTGGTGGCGGCGACCCCGCCGGGGATCCGGGGCGCGGCGATCCCGCTGGTGGCGCTGATCCGCTCGACGATGAGTTCGATTTCGATTTCGTCGAACCGACACCGAGACGCGCCTCCGCACCTGATCCCAACGATGCAGCGGAACGCCTGCGCCGGCTGGAAGAAGAGGTCGAGCGTCGCGGTCGGGCGGTGGACGCAGGCCGTGCTCCGACCGCTGCGCCTTTTGTCGATCCGGAATTCCAGCGCGAAGAAGAGCGTCTCCGTGCGACGGACATTACCGAGCAGGAGCGCTGGCAGATCCATTCGAACCGCGTGCTGCGCGATAACCAGCGTCTTGCTCATCAGGCTTTGATGCGAGCGGAAGACCTCAACGATCGCACATCGTTTGAATCGAAGATTGCGGCGGACCCGCATCGAGCACGCTATCGCGACCGGGTAGAGCATGCACTTGCCGAAGAGCGCCGGCAAGGTCGCAATGCGTCTCGCGAGGCGATCTACTTCCACATGCTCGGCAAGGACATCGCAGAAGGCAAGTTGAAGCCTAAAGCCAAAGCCAAAGCGCCGGCAGCTGATGTGCCGCGTGGTCGCACGCCGGCCGTGCGCTCGAACGTATCAAGCGGACGTGGGACGACTGAACACCAGAAGCGCATCGCGCGACTGGAAAACCAGAATATTTGACCAGAAAAAGGGAAGACCAGGGAGCAATCATGATCGTACTGAACCACTTGACCCTCTTGCTGGGTCTGCTGTTTCCCGGGGTGACGAACCAGTCGACCAGCTTTACGGCCGATGTCGAAGCCTACATTCAGGAAGAGGTTGAGCCGCTCGCGCGCCGACAACTGGTCGCGTATCAGTTCGGCAAGCCGTTGAAGCTCGACACGAACCGCGGCACGACGTACACAGCGTCGCGCTACCAGCGCCTGCCGCTGCCATATGCGCCGCTGCAGGAAGGCGTGGCGCCCCCGGGCGAGGCAATGACGCTGCAACAGGTCAGTGCAACCGCGCAGCAGTGGGGCGACCGCGTCATCATCACCGACGTCGCGAACCTGACGATCAAGCACCCGCTCTTCCAGCAAGCGTGCGAACTGGTGTCGCTGCAGATGCCGGAAACGCTCGAGCGCAACACGCTGAACACTCTGCTGTCCGCGCCGCAGGTGAACTACGGCGGCGGCAAGGCGAACCGCGCCGCGCTGACGGCTGGCGACGTTCTGTCGCCGCACGAGTGCAACCGCCTGTTCGCGTCGATGGCCGCATACGGTGTTCCGCGCTTCAACGGCGACGAGCGCGAGGACATGATGATCGAGGCGGGCGCATATCGCGATCCGTCGCGAACACCGAGTGTGAAACAGCACTATGTGGCGCTGATCAGCCCGTTCCCGACGCAGGACATGCGCGAAAACGCATCGGTCCAGCAGGCATGGGCATTCAGCGACGTGAACCGGCTCTATAACAACGAGCTGGGCGACTTCGGCGGTATTCGCTTCTGCGAAACCAACATGATGCCGTACTGGACCGGCGGTCCGCAGATCAACGGCACGGCATCGGCGTCGGGCGGGCAACTCCCGACGGGCAATTACTTCATTCAGGTCACCGCGGCGCCCGCGCTCACGTCGGTCGAGCAGACGATCTACCAGGTGTCGGCACAGGTTGCCGTGACGGGCCCGACCGGTTCAATCGCGGTCACGCTGCCAGCGTTCCCGAACTACGTGTTCAACGTGTACATCGGCTCGACGAGCAACCCGTCGAACCTTGCGACAGCGATCGGCAATGGCGTGCCAGTGACGGGCGTGCTGGCTGGTCAGGCAACGCAACTGCAGCCGGGTCAGACTGTGACGCTCACTGGCGTAGGTGTGACGCAGACGCCGCCCGCTGCGCCCGCGAACGGCGTGTCGGTGTTCCCGACGATTTTCATCGGCAACCATAGCTACGGCCAGGTGCTGCTCGAAAATCCCGAGTTCCACTATCTGACCGGCGCCGACAAGTCGGATCCGCTGAACCAGACACGCGTCGTGTCGTGGAAAGTCTTCTACGGCTCGATTCTTCTCAACACCGCCTTCCTTGCCCGCGTCGAAACCGGTTCTGCATTCAGCCCGGGCTATCAGGGCGGCACTATCACGACCCCGTAAGGAGTAGTTGATGCCTTCGCGCAATCCGCAGAATCCGGCTCCAGGTGAGCCGGACAAGAAGCCCGCAACCGATGCTGAAGTAGCCGGCATCGGTCAAGACCTGAGCGCCGGCACCACTCCGGCTTTCGCTGCAGATCAGGATGAGTCGATCGACGCACTTCGCGAACGCATCAGGCAACTCGAAGCGCAGAACGAAAAGCTCGAAGCGGCCAAAGACATTGCCGAGGAAGAATCGGCCCGCCTTTCTGCGCAGGCCCAGTCGTCCCTGCTCACGTCGTCGGTGGTGGAACGCTTTGCAGGCAAGGCAGACGACGGTACCGACCTCTGGTACTACCGTATCGACATGGCGCCGTGTGGCGGTACCGAGTTGCGTATCAATGGTCGCCCGTATCTGCACGGTGAGACCTACAAGTTCGACACCGACACGCTGCGCACGGTGAAGGAGATGGTCGCGCGCACCTGGGTGCACGAGAACGACATCAACGGTCACGCGTTCAACCCCTACCGGCAAGCTCAGAACCGGGTGCTCGGCAATCCCGGCGCTGTGCCGTCCTGGGCTCGCCAGTAGCCCTTTTAACCACCAAGGAAAAACATGACAGCCTCTCAGGAAGTTACGGCTACTCCCGCGACCGTGATCGGAAATTTCCAGATCACTCTGCCCGCGCCGAATCAGGCGCAATTGTCCGCTAGTGGTTATCTCGTCGAGGGCGAATCGAAAGACTCGCTCGACAGCCGCATGGACATGGTTCGTGAAGCTCTGCAGCGCCAGCAGCGCATGCTGGAAATTCCGGTGCTCGAGGCTCACATCGAGCAGTACGAGAAAGCCGAGCGAGACATCTCTCAGGCTTATGAGGATCTTCTGACCCGCTTCAATGCCAAGAAGACCGGGAAGGCCGGAGCCAAGAGCCTGACAAGCCAGGAGCAGGCCAACCTGAACACGTATCCGGCGCAGATCAAGAGCATCAATCAGGAACTGGAAAAGGCACGGCAGAAAATCGCCAACGCACGCGCGGGCGTCTGATATGGCCTACCTCCAGGCTCAGCAGATCGTCGCGCGCGCTTGCGCGATCGCCAAGGCGCCGGGCTGGATTTCCCAGGGCGGCATCTATTTGAACATGGTCCTGGAGGACCTGTGGCTGCACCGTGACCTGAAGATCAATCGGGTCACGGAGTTCATCACCGTGCAGGCGAACGCCTACGGCCCGTTCACGTTGCCGCTGAACTACCTGCGCACGTACGATCTGTTCTTCGAGCAGAACAATCTGCCTTACTTTCTGCATCCGATCTCGCCCGAAGAGTACGACCAGGAGTTCAAGGATCCGTCGATCGCGAACTATCCGTACGAGTTCATGACGCTGCTGTACGACGAGACCACGGCACAGGCGAACCAGTCTGCCGGCCAGATATTCATCTATCCGCAGTCGTCGGGACAGATCACGCTGACGCACCGGTACATGGTGAAGCAGCCGGATATCGTCGCGCCGGAAACGTCGACGCTGA